ATGGGAAGAAGAGGATGCAATTGCATTCGCTGACGCTGCTGCAGATGCATAATCTGTAACAGTAACCTTTAATGGGGGGCGGGAGTTCACTCTCCTGTCCCCCTTAATACTTTAGTGATATAATACAAACAAGGAGGATATCATGGAAAATAATGAATATAATAAGCCATTCGTAACAGAAGATGTACAAGAGCCAGTAGTTGTTGAAACACCAGCAGAACCAATTGTAGAACCAGTTGTAGAGCCTGTTGTAGAAGCACCAGCACCTGTTGTAGAGCCAGTCGTAGAACCTGTTGTAGAGCCAGTCGTAGAACCTGTTGTAGAGCCAGTTGCAGAACCAGTTCAAGCGCTAGGATTTACAGAAACAGGCGCTATTGGATCAATGGCAGCAGATGGTCCAAAGAAAACAACTAAGCCAGAACATCAAAGCGCAGACAAGTTAGCAATCTACTCAACAAAGAATGTTCGTTGGGAAGAGGTAGGGTCTATCTCTAGAGGTTACAATATTGTAACAAAAGAGCAAGCAGATAAATGGTTAACTCGTGCACATGTTAGAATTGCAACACCAGAAGAAGTAAAAAAGGCTTTTGGTAATTAAGTATGGAGATACTGAGAGTTCCGCCATACGCAGAAATACCAGTTATTTATACTGTTCCTTCAGGCATTGCCGATAAGGACGTAACTGTTTTAGTAACTGATATGGCGGACCTTTCTGTATCTACACTAGAATTTCCAGAACTTTCTACAGGGGACACTCTAACTATAAACCTTCCTGGAAGGTATGACTCTGAGTATAGGGTAGAAGTAAAAATTATAGACGATGTTATTATTGACGATACATATGAGGTAACTAGACCGTATGTGGATCCGTCCACAAAGGGAAACACTGCTTCTGACATTGCTGCATATGCAGATAGTGAAGGTATAGCAAGAGCAATAATTGATTCAATTGTTGGAGAAGGTTTTTATTATAAGAAAAAGGTTTTAAATTTTACAGGAACTGGATCAGACTATTTGCCTATCTGGGATGATGTAAAAAAAGTTTTGTCGGTTTATGAAAATAACAAATTGGTAACAGATAGAGAATATGAAGTAACATCTGATAAAACAGCAATTGTTGAAAAGTCAACAGACAATATTAATCGTGCAGAGTCAGCCCCACTTGTTCTGCCAGCAGCGTCTTCGGATTCTTTAGATCCACAATTTATTTACAGAGGATTTGGCAAAACATGGGACTACAGAATAACAGTTGAGTACGGTTACTCCAATGTTCCATCAGATATTGTAAAAGCAACTGAGATGCTTGTTCACGATATAGACTGTGGAAAGTTAGATTATTATAAGAGATTTATTTCTTCGTACAATACAGATCAATATAGAATTCAGTTTGACAAAGGTCTTTTCGAGGGAACGGGAAATATACTTGTAGACAAGATACTTTCAAAGTATACTAAGTCTATTACAAAACTTGGGGTGTTGTAATGACAATATGCGAAACCCCAGACTTCATGTTTCCAATGCAAGCATCTTTGTATCATCCAATAGTTGAGCAAGGTGACTTTGGTGCAATAAAAAAGCAATGGGTTTTAGATAGGGTTATTGCATGTAACTTTAGTTCTGGTGGAACTGCTTTTAAAGAAGAAGTTAAGCCAAATGTTAATATAACCCAACATTCAATTTTAATTGGAAGAGTAAAATCAGACATAAGGATGTCATCCAGAGATGCTAAAAATTCTTTAACAAACATACTAATAACAGATATTAAAGATCAAGAGGGCAACCTGATCTACTTAGAAACATCTGGGCCGAGATCTGGCAAAGGAACACTGTTTGAGATAGCAACATATGAACCATTTGTTGGACCATTCGGAACAGTTGAATCTTACAAGTTAGTTATAAGAAGATCAGAAAATCAAACAGGTGATGTATGAGAGCCGTATTTAATTCAGCGCAATTTAAAAAAGAAATGAACAATATAGTAGATTATTCTGTGGGATTTTTAGAGGGCATACAAAGAGGTAAGACAGTATTTCTAAAAACAATAGGAGTAGAAACAGTAGAACTTATGAAAGAGTTTATAGATTCTAACGCTAGGGTTAATCCAGATATGCTTCATCATGTGTATGAGTGGAATCAAACTGGTAGTCCTGGTGCAAGATTATATGATATATCATATACGACCAGTAATCTAGGTTTGTCATTTAGGTCTTCATTTCGTCAGTCTACTTCAATCAAGAACGGATCTAGAACTCCATTCTACGATAAAGCAAGAATCATGGAAGAAGGCATTCCAGTTATAATTAGACCAAGAGTGGCACAAGCCTTGGCATTTGAAGATAACGGAGAAACAGTGTTTACAAAAAATGAAGTAAGGGTAGATAATCCTGGAGGAACAGAAGTACAGGGTGGCTTTGAAAAGGTGTTTGACATGTTCTTTAGCAGATATTTTTCTCAAGCATTTTTAAGAGTAAGCGGTATTGCTAGATATCTTGAGAATCCAATAGTATATAGAAAAGATATGGCAGCAGGCAAAAAACTTGGCAGGTCTAAAGGTTTATCAACAGGCTACCGTTGGATTGCTAACGCAGGAGTTGGTATTCAGTGAGTGTAGTTATTGATCATCCGCCATCATTTATAAATGCGTTTTTACAACAAAAACTTGGACCAGACTTTGGGGCAATCCCTATGTTCCCAACAGTTCCAACAGATATGGCTGGATTGGCTCAAGAGTTTTCCATAAACAATCTAACAGAAGGAACTCCTGGAGTATTTGTGTTTAATGGTAATGCTGCAATATATGATAGAATGTTTAAAATGAGAAGAATGCCATTTCCACATATCAAGTGTGAGCAATTACTTTATTATTTTAATGCTTTAGAAGAAAATGCTGTTCCAAATTTAATTAGAATAACTCAAAAGATTCAAGACCTTTTAGATCGTGGCGATGAGTCAGCAGAAGACATCAATGAATGGATATTATCAAACCTATCCATAGAAACAGAGCCAGTTACTTTGCGACCAAAAGCCACAATCCCTGGACACGGAACATTCTATGTGCCATATTTCCATAACTTTAAAATATACCAGTTGGAAGAAACAAGAGATATTATTGATTTTGGCACAGCCCGCACCTATGCGGGGAATAAGATGATCATAGACTATGACTGGCATGCTGTATACCCAGACCTAATACCCTAATAAAAAGGCTGTATAATTATGGTGAGGAAACAAACCCCCTTTTAATAAAATGAAAGAGGTGAGAATATATGGCATACAGCCGTGGTTCAAGTAGTAACATCATCGTGGGTGCAGCAGCACTCTTTACGCATGATGCAGGTCCAATCGGATACGACTCAGCAACTGGAAAGATTACTGACGCACAAGCGTTACTAGATCTTCCAGCAATGACCGCATCTTCAACATCCTACAAGGAAACCTTGTCAGATTCCGTAACAGGTGACGGGTACACAAACGTAGGATACACATCGAACGGTCTGGAACTCGCATTCCAGCCAGATTTCGGTGAAGTAGCAGTAGATCAACTTCTCGACGTTGCTCGTCTATTCAAGCAAGGTATGACAGTTAATCTAAACACATCATTCGCAGAAGCAACACTAGAAAATCTTCTAGTTGCAATTGCAGCCGATGATACAGACCTCACAACAGCATCAGGAGTTTCAACACTCAAGATGTCTGCTGGAGATATTGGTGACGTTCCACTAGAGCGTGGACTAGTAGCAGTAGGACCAGGATCTGGTTCTTCTCTAGAGCCAAAGGAAAGAATCTATGTTGCATACCGTGCACTCTCAATTGAGAATGTTACAGTATCAGCAAAGCGTGATGAGGCTTCAATGTTTGAAGTATCATTCCGTCTTCTTCCAAACGATAACGCATCATACGGTAAAATCGTAGATCGTTCACTCGATTAATACAACTTAATAGGACTAGCCCAGACCCTTGAAAGTCTGGGCTTTTCCATTTGGTATACTTGTATAATGGCAACAAGCGTATATGAAAAAAAGAACTTTTCTCTTATAGATGGAACAGTCATTGAGGCTGCCCCACTTAAAATAAAATATCTAAGAGAATTTTTAACAAAATTTGAAACAATAAAGTCTGCCAAAACAGATGATGAATCAATATCTATTCTAGTGGTTTGTGCTCTTATAACAATGAAACAATATGCACCACATATAAAAACAATTGAAGACCTTGAAGACAATTTAGATTTGCCAACAATTTATCAAGTTATAGATATTGCAGCAGGTATTAAAATTAATCAAAAATCAGAAGAGCCAGTAAAGTCTCAAGCAGTAGATAGTGGGTCTTCGTGGGAGACATTAGACTTGGCAAAACTAGAAGCAGAGGCTTTTCTTATCGGTATTTGGAAAGACTATGAAGAACTTGAAGAATCTTTATCAATGCCAGAATTGACAGCAACTATTAAAGTTAAAAGAGACTTAGACTATAGCGATAAAAAGTTTGCTGCTGCAATGCAAGGTGTTGATTTAGATAAAAATTCAGGCAACAGCAATGCTTGGGAAGACATGAAGGCTAGAGTGTTTAGTAAAGGCAAGGCAGAAAATGGAAATGATATTCTTGCCCTGCAGGGTAAAAACGCAGAACGGGCTGGATTTGGTATTGGCATGGGTCTTGATTATGAGGTTTACGAATAGTCAAAAATAACACTCCGCTATGGTATAATTAACTTTAACCTTATAAGGAGGAATAAATGGCAACTGCCACAGAAGAAAAAACAGTAACTCTCATCGATGGAACAAAGATCAAGGTAAGACCACTAAAGATCTCGCTACTTCGTCCGTTTATGAAGAAGTTTGAAGATATCGCCAAGGTCGCAGAAGACAATGAAAAATCCATGACTTTGCTCATGGAGTGTGTACAAATCGCAATGCAGCAATACAAGCCAGAATTGGCGGAAGATAAGGAAGCCCTAGAAGAAAATATAGATCTTCCTACAGTATATAAGATCGTTGAAGAGGCATCTGGAATTAGACTTTCAGACGCTACACTCTTAGGCAATCTTGTAAATAATTAAATAAAGAGGTGTTAATGGATGGCTGATGTTCAATCCAATATTCATGTAAATATTGATACGTCAGATGCTTTAGCAAGTTTAAAACTGCTGCAGCGTCAGATATCAGCCTTCCATACACAGATGTCAAAGTCTGGCGCAGCAGCGTCAGCGGTAGCAGCAAATCAAGCACAGAACTTGATGAACAGCATAAATGCTACTGGCAAGTTCCAAGCAACCATGAGAACGGTTGCAACAAGTACAGAGTACTTTACTAATGCGCTAGAGAAAAATAAACTAACATCCAGAGAATACTTTAGGTATACTGGAGCAGCAACCAAAACATTCGGAAGACTTTTTAAGTCTGAATTTGAAACAATAAATAAGGTTGCACGAGAGCGTGTAAAAGATATACAGACCCAGTATATCAAGATGGGTCGTGGTGCCAATGGAGCACTTCAGGCAATTGCTGTAAGACCTCTAACGCTAGATATGAAGAATCTAGCAACACAAACACAAATAGCAGCACAGCGTCAACAACTTTTAAATCAACTACTTAAGCAAGGTTCAACTAACCTTCTAAACTTTGGTAAGAATACTCAATGGGCTGGCCGCCAGTTAATGGTTGGTTTTACGGTTCCACTCATGCTCCTTGGGTCTACCGCTGCAAAAACCTTCATGAAACTTGAAGAGCAGGCAATTAGATTTAAGCGTGTTTATGGTGAAATGTTTACCACTCAAGAAGAAACAGATGCAATGGTCAAACAGATACAAACGCTTGCAAAAGAATACACAAAGTATGGCGTTGCTGTTGAGAAGACAATGGAAATGGCTGCTAACGCTGCAGCAATGGGTAAGATGGGCGTAGAACTTACTGCACAAGTTACAGAAGCGACAAGGCTTGCCGTACTTGGCGGAGTTGAACAAGAGCAAGCATTAGAAACAACAATATCTGTTACAAATGCATTTGGTGTAGCAGCAGAAGACTTGGCAAAGAAGATTGACTTCCTTAACGCAGTTGAAAACCAAACTGTTGTATCTATTGAAGATTTAACAATTGCAATTCCAAAAGCAGGACCAGTTGTTCAGCAACTTGGCGGAGATGTTGAGGACTTAGCGTTCTTCCTAACTGCCATGAAAGAAGGCGGTATCAATGCATCAGAAGGTGCCAACGCACTTAAGTCTGGTTTAGCATCTTTAATTAACCCATCTGAAAAAGCATCAAAGATGCTTGGTGGTCTTGGTATAAATATCAAGGGTATTGTAGAAGCAAACAAGGGAGATGTGGCAGCAACCGTAGTAGGATTTGCACAAGCATTAGATACACTGGATCCACTTAATCGTGCTCGTGCAATTGAGCAATTATTTGGAAAATTCCAGTTTTCAAGACTCTCAACACTGTTTCAAAATGTAACCGCACAAGGATCTCAGGCAGCCAGAGTCCTTGGTTTGACAAGAGCAACAACAGAAGAGTTAGCAATATTGTCACAACGAGAATTAGATAAAATAGAAGATACCACAACATATAAATTTAAAAAAGCAATTGAGGATTTAAAGGTAACTCTTGCTCCAGTGGGAGAGCAGTTCTTAAAGGCTCTTACCCCAATTGTTGAATTTGCGTCTAAAATTTTAGATAAATTTAATAACTTGGGAGAGGGAAGCAAAAAGTTTTTAACTATTCTCACTGTGGCGCTAGGAGCGGTTGGACCTATTGCTCTTATGACCTTCGGCTTGCTTGCTAATGGTCTTGCAAACATAATTAAATTGTTTGCAACAATGAAAACTTCGTTTAATCGTGCTGGATCATCAACGCAAATACTTGGTAATCAAACAGATTATTTAACTCAGCAACAACTTGAGGCATCTGCAGTAGCAGCATCATTAGATCAAGTTCATCAAAAACTTAGACAAACTTTTACTTCTGAGACTTCAGCAGTTAATGCCCTTGCAGCGGCATATCAAAGAGCAATTGCCTCACAACTAGGATTCACTGGTCCAGTTGGCAGAGGTGGAAAAGGCGGTGGTATTCCGCAAAGCAGAAGATATTCAACAGGTGTTGACAGAGTTCCAGGACCGATGGGAGCAGGCGACATTGTTCCAGCATTACTTTCTCCTGGCGAAGCAGTTATTCCTGCACAAGCAGCGCAAGATCCAGCAAATAGACCAGTAATTACTTCTTTGATCAATGATGGAACGGCTGTTCCTAAAACTAAAAAGAAAAGAACTAAACCAGATACAGTTTTTGCACATGCAACCAAACCACAGCAAATGCAAACAAGAAATATTTCTGATCAGTTTGGAGATATACGAACCAATCTTGGAGCAAGAGGAATTGAAAGAGCATTAGGATATCGTGGACTTGGGTTTGATATTCCAGAAGAAGTTCACAAGAAACTTACAAACAATACTTTAGATGTAAGAGAATACGAGGCAGAAATAAGAAAGGCTCGTGCTGTAGAAACAATGACTTCTCAGTTAATGAAGCCACCTTCTAATTTAACCGCAGACGAGGCTTCAAGAGTAACAAACAAGATTCGTAAAAACTTAATATTATCTTTGCAAAACCTTCCAGATGGAACAAAAATAGGTGACAGAGTAATATACTCACGAATGGGTAATCTTAAAACAGGAGTAATGGGGGGTCTTGCAAGAGACCCAAGAATTGCACCAGCAATTGAAAAGATATTCTCTGTTGCTGGCATCGGCGCTGCATCTGCTTCAACTATAAAGTATGACGCAAAGAAAATGGCTGTTGAAGATCTTATCAAAAATATAAGAACTTATGCTCCAAACACTAACCCATCTGTTGTTTCTGCAATAGAGGATCTTGCTAAAAAAGCCCCAGGAATAATGCTTGATGTTAAGCGAGATGGTGACAAGGTTGTTGCATACGAAAGACCAGAAGTTAGTGGAAAGAAGAAGTCTAAAAATCCAAATGACTGGACATTAACAGATAAAAGAAATAATGGTTCTTTAGTACAGGATAAAAACGGAAACTGGGTATTTAAAACTGGAAGATCTGGTGGAGACACTGGTGCAGTAAAGATTGGCGGTACTGCAGGGAAAAAACTTCTTGAAAAAGCAAGAGCAGCACTACAAGGCTTAACCGCAGAAGACATTGATGGCAGACCAATTACCACATATGGCAAGCAACTTGAAAAGGGTACTGGATACAGCAATGTTGCTGCTCGTGATGCCTCTGGAGTGTTCCTAACAGAAGACGGCAAAAAAGTTTATGTAAAGCCAATGCCTGATTTGCGAGCAGCGCTTGCAGAGCAAAGAGCAACAATAATAGCAAGAGATGTTCATGGGCTTGAGGCTCCAAAGCAAGAACTTAGAGTTATTAAGGATCCATACACTGGAAAAACAATGTTTGCTCTTGAGTCTGCCTATGATCCAAAGTTTACTCCAAAAGAATTGTCAGGCAATTTTAGCAGGGAACAATATTTTAGACAACTAGTTGCAGCAAATCTTCGTGGTGATGACGACCTAAAGAAAGGAAACTTAGGCGGAAATAGGTTGGTAGATGTTGGCAAGGCTGGTGTACTAGATAGAGCATCTGGAGCAAGAGGTTATGCAGAAAGAATGCCGTCAATGCTTGAAATGGCAGAAAAGAATTTAAGCGGAGTTAAGGGTCCAGCAGCAGGTAAATCGCCATTTTGGTTTGGAAATGCAACGGCAGACATTGCAAAGAATATGACTCCTGATGAATACCACAAAGCAATGATTGCTGAAATTGATAGAACATTGCCAAAACTAAAAGAAACAATAGCAAAATTTAATCTTGGACCAGAAGATCAAAAATACTATCAGGCAATGATAGACAGGCTTGAAGAAGGCAAAAAGGTTAACTGGAGACTCGTACACGCAAAGCATAATGCTATTCTAGTAAAGCCAGATGAATTAGTTGAAGATGAAGATGGAAAAACAGAAAAGCCAAAAACAAGAAGAAAAACTAGAGGCGTTAAGTCAGGTAGTCCAAAAGATACAAGAGAAATGAATAAGCCCAAAAAGGGCAAGAGAATCGTCCAAGGTCCTAGAGGTGTAAGGGTTCCTGGTTTTGCAGATGCTCCAGAATCAAGCAGCGCAATAGGTTCATCAATAGTTGCTGGAGCAAGATCTTCTATAGCAGAGGCTAAGTCAACAGGACAAAAGATTGGTCTAACTATTTCACAGTCTGCTGCAGCAGCGTCTAGAACTGCTCTATACGGAACAGGACCAGTAGACGCTAATCAAAAATCTATGCGTCGTAAATTAGAAAAATTAGAAAGAGATAACAAGAGACTGAGTAAGATAGCAGCACAGGCTCCAGTTCCTCAGCCAGTGGTTGCTGCAAACATGGCACAAGATGGACAAAGAATGACACCATCTGGAAAACTTAAGTCCTATATTCAAAAGCGAGAAGACAAGAGGGCTGCAAGGGTGGCAGCAGGTAAAGGGCCAGGAATGGGCGTTGGTGGCGCAGCAATGGCTGCTTCTGGTATTGCAATGCTGGGATCAATGGCTCCAGGAAAAGTTGGAGAGATATCTCAAAAAATAATGATGCCTTTGATGGGCTTGTCTATGATTCTGCCCATGCTAAAGAGTCCAGTTATGGCAGTGGTTGCAGGACTAACAGCAACAGTTGGTGCATTTATTGCATTGAGAATGGCATTTAATAATGCTCAAGAAAAGGTCTTACAAGAAGCAGAAAAGTTTAGAGGATCGTCTTCTGCTATTCAGAGTATAGCAAAGTTTGGCGGTAAGGTAACTGCATCAGAGCAGATGGACTTAAGAAGAAAAAATTCATTCTCAATGCTTGGACCAGCAACAGGAAAGACAACATATGGAGAAGCATTTGTGCAAACAAAAGAGGGCAAGGCTCTAACTGAAAATTTAGCAAAACAGAATGCTGCAGGCAAGGGGGGGCAGGCAGTTTCTGATTTAACTAGCCAACTTTCAACTGCAGTAATGTCTGGAGCAATGGATATTAATCAAGCAAAGAGTCTTGCAATGAATGCTGCTAAAGAAGCGGGCGATGTGTCTATAGGTCTCAAGGTTATTGCACAGATGGAAAAGGTCCTTGGACCAAACGGAGAAGATTTAGATAAAAATCCTCTTGAGGTTAGAACAAGAATGATTGCCGAAAATCAAAAGAGAATGCAGTCAAACATGTCAAATATTGAAAATGCTGGCATGATTAATAAACTTGCTGGACAAAAGACTATGCAAAAGGTTGGCATAGGTGCAACCGCTGCTGGTGGTGCAGCATTAGGAGCACTTACAGGAATGAAGATTGGAACTCTTCTTGGTACAGTTGTCCCTGGTGTTGGAAATGTTGTTGGTGCAATTGTTGGTGGAGGAATTGGAGCAGCAGCAGGAGCAATCGGCGGATATTTTGCCTCAAAGAAATTTACTCAACAATCTGCACAACTTGGAGCGGCATATGCAGTAGATGCTAAAATTGCAATGGAGCAAAATAAGCAAATGCTAGATTCATTTGATCTATACTATCAAAAGAAAATTGAAGAACTTAGACTTCAAGGCAAAATTAATGAAGCAAATGATATGCAAAATAGGTATATCGAAGAAAGAGATAAACTAACGGCAACACAGGCAGCCTTGCAAGAAGATATAGTTAAACAATACAATAGTGCTGGCGGTATGCAAGAGTCAATGATGAGTGGTATGAAAAAGGCTGCCAAAGCCAGATACAAAGATAATCCAAATGAGATTGCCTACATGGACGTTGTTGGTGCACAGGCTGGAGAACTTCGTAAGTCTGGTGCCATTGATAAAGGTCAAGAATTTTTGATTCAAGCAAAAATGGCAAGTGGTGACATTCCTCCATCAGTCTTTAGACAACTTCTTCAGATGGCAACAGATAATAAAGACATTGCTCCAAAAATGATGAATATTATTACAAAGTTTAGTGGCGCAACTTCAGAATCAATCGGTGTTGCTGCTCAAAATATTCTTAATGCTAAAGGTGATATTGACAAAACTGTTCAAGCAAAATTTATTACTAAGGTTTCAGCATTTGAAGAAGATTCAGATGCTTTAGATTTTGCTAAGAATATGATTAAGTTAAATAATTTAAATGCGGTTATTCCGTCAAATGTCTTAGTAAAATACTATACTGAAAATGACGAGGCATATCAAAAATTAAATACTATGCTTGACGCTATTGAAGGCAAAAAAGATTTAACAGCAACAATGGTGTATGAAATTATTCCAGAAGTTAAGGGAACAAATGCATTTAATGAAGATTACTTTAATACTTTAACAGAAGACCAGCAAAAGGTGTATACAACAACAATTGCTTCAGTTATTAATGTTCCAGATCCACAGATTGTTGCAACTGAAGACTACCAGACATGGCTAAAAGAAAACACAGTAATTGAGGGTAAAACATACGGTGGAGCACAGTATAAGGGTTTGTCTCAGGCTGCAATGATTGCACACTATAAAGAGCAACAAGGATTTAAGGCTGTTACAGAGGGTGCTTCTATAAGCACTAATGCTGGAGTACCTGCAAACAATAAAGGTGAAGGAAATAAACCAAAAGCATCACCATTAGACGACCTTCTTAAAAAATTAAGAGATGTTCGTAAAAACCAAATTAAAGTTACACAAGGATTTGACGCATCATTTAAATCTTTAAATAAACTCTTTGGCGGAAAAAAGACTATTGAGGTTTTCAGCGGTATTGAAAATGATATGAGAAAACTAGGAGCAGGAGAAGACCTAATTGAACTTATAGTTGGTATGGATCCTGAAGAGTTTGAAAGACAAAAAAACAAATTATTTAAAATTAAAAATGGTGAAATTGTTGCATTAAAAGATGGTGCTAAAAGTATTGGTGATGCACTTCAGTCTATTGCGCTTGGAGATTTTGTTAGCACACAAGATAGAATGGTTAAGAATATAGGAAATCAAAGTGCTGCACTTCAAAGACTTCAGGCAGCAGGTGTTGAGGGGTCAATTGCTTTAGAGATGGTTGCTGATGCTTCAACAGCAGCCGCTCTTGCTAATGAGAAATTATCAGACAAGCAACTTAAAAAAATTATAACGTCAGCAAAAAAAGCAACAAAAGAACAAGAAAGGCTTGCTGCTGTTACAGCCAATATCACAAAATCGAAGCAATTAAAAAATGAGGCAAAAGCATATAGCGAGTTAGTAAAAATTATGGGTCAGTTTAGTGCAGAACAAATAGAGGCAATTGTTAATAGTTCAGAGTTAATGGAGGCAATAAGAGTAGGATTTGATTCAACAAACACTAGAGAGGACTTTAATAAGTTATTAGATCTTTTAATGAAAGATGCAAATAATAAACTTAAACTTAAACTGCTAACTATTTCTGGAATGCAAGAAATATTCGATACTGGTTTTAGTAATGCCATGGATGCTTTTGATGTAGAAGAAACAAGACGTAGATTTGAATTTGATGATCGAATGAAGCCATTAAAAGAAGAAATTAAAAAAGCCGAAGAACTAATTGCTATAAAACAAGAGCAAATTAGAGTTCAAGAAATTGGTTTGAAAGAAATTGAAGACCAAGAAGCCAAGGTTAATGAAAAATATGACGAACGGCTAAAGGCTCTTGATGAGGTTGAAAAGGCCAATGCCTCTATATCACAACAACAAAAGAGTCAACTAACTCTTGCTGAGGCACTAACATCTGGTGACATTGCTGCTGCTGCTCGTGCTGCACAGGAAATGAGAGCACAGTCTGCAGCAGATGCTGTAACAAAGCAAAAAGATGCACTAGAAAATTCTAGAGAATATGAACTATCACAATTAAAATCTAAAGACGGTAAAAGCAGACCTGAAATTGAAAAAGAAATTAAAAAACTAAAAGATGAAATTTATGAAATTGAACAAAAGAGTCTTGAACCAAATAGAGAAACTTTAAGACTTAATGAACTTGCCCTGGAAGAATCAATTAAGGGAATAAAAGTATTAGAAAAAACTAAGGATGAATGGGAAAGAATTAAAAATCGAGTTGATCAGGCAAGAACTAGTGCTGCTCAATTTGTTAAGCAAATGCAAGATGCTCTTGATGTTGTTGAAAAGTTAATTGCAGCATATAAAAATCAAAAGGTTAATACTGGAACAATAGATCCTGCAGGAGAATACGTAGATCCAAAAGGAAGAACAAATCCTTGTGGCGCAGGCTATCATTTAAATCCAGAAGGAAAATGTGTGCCAGATGCCGCTGGAGTTACAGAATGTGGTCCAGGACTAAAACTAGTAAATGGAAATTGCGTACCAGTTACTTCTGGAGTTACAGAATGTGGTCCAGGACTAAAACTAGTAAATGGAAATTGCGAAACTAGTAAATGGAAATTGCGTACCAGTTACTTCTGGAGTTACAGAATGTGGTCCAGGACTAAAACTAGTAAATGGAAATTGCGTACCAATTGTTAATAATAATGAAGATGGCAACAAGGATGGGTCTGGATTAGATTACACTGGAAGACCAATTAATCAGTGGACACCTTATCTTTTGGATGCAAAAGAACAATATGATATAAGTGTTGCTTCATCTTTAAAGCCTGGAGCAACACCTAGTGATTTTGGTCACAACCTTGCTGCAAATGATATGAAAGTTTTGAATGCTCTTAGTTTGGTTGATGCACAAAATAAGTATAATGAAGATACAAAAAAATCTTTAAAGCCTGGAGCAACACCTAGTGATTTTGGGCATAATTTGTCATCAGGATCTATGCTAATAAGTAATCTAATACCAAAAGTTATTAATGCCTCAACAATGTCAGCAAAAGAAGCAGCAGAAAAAGAGGCAGCAAAGAAAAAATATGAACAGGGATTAAAGAGTTTTGGTGGTAACAGGCAGGCATTTGAACAGTTTGGAAATTGGAAGGCCTTGGGAGGACTAATTAAAAGATTTTCTATGGGTGGTTTTGCAAAGGGTACAGACACAGTTCCAGCAATGTTAACTCCAGGAGAATTTATAATGAGTAAATATGCTGTTGATGCATATGGATTAGATACAATGAGGAAAATAAATAATGGAGAATTGTCTGGCGGTTCAGTGTATAATAATACATATACCTTAACAGTAAATGCTAAGACTGATGCAAATCCAGACGAAATTGCACAGGCTGTAATGGCAACTATTAAGAGGGTTGATGACAGAAGAATTAGGGGGGTGGCTATAGGTGGCAGAAGGTGATTTAGATCCTAGGGTAGTTTATGCACAGGGTCGTAGAAAATATTATAGACCAAGCGGAATGCTTTGGTCAGAAAATTCTGGCACATTACAAGATGGCCTATATATCCCCTACGGCTATGAGGTTGGTGTTAATCCAGAAAATGTTGAAGATGAATCACTTTTAGATCAATTTTTATTTTTAACTGATGATAATAGACAGCCAATTGACTTCAAGCAAGACCGAATTGAAAAGCGTGAACGAATGATTAATGGTCGTATGAGATCTTATCACATTGCAGATAAAACTACAGTAAGTACAAGTTGGGATCTTATTCCTTCTAGATCACATGAGAATGTTCCAAATTTTGATCCAGCAACAGGTTTATCCCCCTATAAATCATATACAACAGACGGTGGTGCAGGTGGAGCAGATATGCTTGAATGGTATGAATCACACAAGGGATCTTTTTGGGTATTCCTTACATATGATAGAAAAGGAATATTTAAAGGTACACCAGAGCCATATGATCATCTTCAGCAATATAATCAATTGATTGAAATGTTTATTAGGGATTTTTCTTTCTCAGTTGAAAAACGAGGAACTAAATTTGATTATTGGAATGTTTCTGTAACACTGGAAGAAGTATAATGTTTGAAGACAAAGACCTGCAGACATTTTTGGAGACATCTCCAACTATTAGAAATAAATCAGTTATTACTGCAGAATGGAACATGAATGTACCAACTAATATAAAACATATTGGTAATTATAGATATAGGCCAACACAGACATCTTCTATTTATTCTTCATTACCAACTAGTTTTGATATTAACGACGCTGGAAATTTTTATACTGGGGCAACGGATGCAGATGTAACCGTTGATGGATCATTTGACAACAATGATATTCCAACAATATTTTTAACTAAAAAAGAAAAACTACAAACGATTTATTCTTTAGAAGATTGTTTTAGTCAATTTAGACCTAGGTCTGGAATTAATAAAGCAGTATTTTTTGAAAATGGAAAACTTCATCATCCTAATTTATTTATGGCAGATAGGCCCAGATACTATATGCCAGATAAAAATGACATATTCAAGTATTGGACATCATACAGAACTGAGGGTGGACAAGAGTATGGTGTTGCTTCTAAGGTAAGAGGATCTCAGTATGACATTGAAGATGCTTGTCCATTTGTTGTTTATAAAGAAAAAGTTCCTACAAATAGAATTGTTATTAAAATGCAGACTCATGTTGGCACAGAAAATTTGGGTCCATTTTCTTCTTCAACTGGATCTTTTGCAGATCCATTTTTTGGAGAATTAAGTCAAAAAACTCCAAGCAAATGGAAAATTCAAGTTTTAAAAGATAATAATTGGCAAGACCTCATATCTTTTGATCCGTCAAAAAGAAGAAGAGATGGATCTGCAATTATTAAAAGTGATGGGTATGTTGAAATTGCCTATGGATTAATAGTTCCAGAAGAGTGGAGACCGAATTTTGTTTTTGCAGAAACATATTCAACTGTATTATTGTTGCCAGACAAGTCGGTAGTTGGATACGCATATCTAATTAAAGAAAATGAAAATGACATTGGCGAATATCATATATGGAATGGAGAGGATTATACTGTAATAACGCCAAAATATGGCTGGTACATTCAAGATGAAACTGTTGATAGGTTAACCAACTTTGTAGTAGATGCAACTTCTCCAAACTATTTTACTAGAACGCTTGATGGAAAAACTCAATATAGAGAATTTGAATACATTTCTGGAATAAGAATTGCTGTAGAAACAATGACTGTAAAAGACTCAACATTTGATTTAATTGAAATATCTCCAAGACTTGTAATGAATTTATCAGATAAAACACTAGACTATTCAATAAACAAGAGCGCTTCAGATCTTGGCATAAGTGGGCTTCCAGTTGGACAATTAGTTGCATCAAATGGTTCAATTAATATATTTGATTATGACCAGGCATTTAATGAAAACAACTCTTCAAGCATAATTAGTAAATATGTTAATAGACATATACAGTTTAAATTTTATGAAGTGATAGTAGATGTAGATGGCTGGGATTATTGGATTCCACTAAAAACACTTTACTCTGATTCCTTTCCAAAAGCAGATAATATGAATAAAACAATCTCCATGTCTTTAAGAGATTTATATTGGTATCTTGAGTCAATTACAGCACCACAAATATTAATGACAGAAGTTTCTTTAAGTTCTGCAGTTTCATTATTGCTTGATTATATAGGATTTTCTAACTATACATTTAAAAGAGTTAAAGATGAAAAAGAAATAATAATTCCATATTTTTTTATTGCACCAGATAAAAGTATTGCAGAAATTCTTCAAGACCTAGCAGTATCTACACAAACAGCAATGTTTTTTGATGAGTATAATAATTTTGTCATGATGAGTAAAAACTATATAATGCCAAACAAAGATCAAAGACCAACAACATTTGCTTTAAAAGGAAGTAGCGACCTAGTTCAACAAGAAAGAATAAAAAATAAAACATTAACAAATACAAAGATTGCTAACATTATTTCTGTTTCGGCTCAGGCAAACAGTGTATATAATGATGGAGTAATTAACTATACACCAAAGCATATACAAAGATCAATAGGGTCTATAAAGCAGGCCAGTCTTTTAGATGAAGAAAGATATTATGTTTATAAGCCAGCACTGCTATGGGAGGTATCTGGAACCGAAAATACAAAATCTTTAAATAATGAAATTGGAACACAGTCATCATACTTACTTACCGCAATACCGCTAAACTCTGATCTTTCTGCAGATGTTCCAACAGTAAAAAATGGCATTGTTATTAACAATACTTTTAGTTTAGGTGAGGCAGTATTTTGGATTGCTAGGTATAATGGATATTTTTATTCACAGGGAGAAATTATAAAATACGATGCTGTTCAACATAATGTAACTGGTTTTGGTAATGTTTGGATTACTTCCATTGAAGATTATCAAAACTATTTTTCAAAGTTACCATTTAATGGAAAAATATATCCAACAGGATTAGTTAGAATATACTCAGAACCAAAATATTTTGAACAGGGTGGTATAGTAAAATTACAAAATGGTCCAGTTGTTAAACATGGCCGTGGACAATTTGGAACAACTATAGTAGCGCATTCTGCGGGCATTTCAGAATATTGGAAATCAGATGACAATGTAAAAGGTTGCTATATGGCGTCTGAATATTTATTTGATAACAAAACCCCATTGCCAACAACTACGATCTCTTCTGCTGGTAAAGCAACAGATGTTGGAACATCGGCTGATGCAATAGGAAGAACGTCTTCAAGAACTGGACTTATTAAAAACTTTCTTTCAACCACCATGGTTGGAGAAATAACAACAAAAACACAGCAACAGCCAGGATCTATTCAATCTTCTGCACTTTCTATTACTGGTCCAAACTTTACGACAAAAGAAAAACCTAGAAACTTTATTTCTTATGTTCATAAATCTTTAGAAAATAAAAAATATAAACATTTTGGAACTAGAATGAGAATTGTTGGTAAAATAGAAAATAATCAAGATAGAGGACAAACGTCAAATGGTTCATCAACATACTTTGTTGTCAATGGATCAACTCCAGATAAAAATATAAATATAGCAGGAGGATCTGCTGGATTAGCAATAATGTTAAATCCAACAACAAATGTTGGATATTATTTTGAAATAGCAGCATTGGGATTGGGAAAACTGTCAGATACAGAAAAACAGGGCGTTAGCAATGTATTTTTTTATAAAGTAAAGTCTGACAATGGGACCGCAATTCCGATCAAACTTTGGAGTGGCTTAGGACAAATTACAGTTGATGATGGAAAATTTACAGGCCAATCAAGAAGTTTTGCTGAGGAAAATCCGACGGTATATGACTTAGCAGTAGAGTACGAAGATATAGGAAAGACAAGAAGATTTTATTTATATTTAAATGGAGTAATGATAAAGGCTGTAGATGATAGCGATCCACTACCAGCATATTCCAACATAGCATTATTTGCTAGAGGGTCTTCTAGGGCTATGTTTGAAAATGTATACGCTTTATGCAATAATTATTCTCAGAATACGTCTTTCAGTCTTGGTGCCCCAGTTAATTCAGTTTTTGGAGATTCTGAAATAGATGCAAATGAATCATTTAGAAAATATTCAATTAGTGGTTTAATACAAAACACATATCTAACTGGCATCGGATCTTCAGAACCACCAAAATATGATATTTATTTTGAAGAGTTTGGCAGCATTATGAGAGAACTTGCAGCATTTAATTTTAAATACGACAAGGCGTACCCAGCATTAAGTGCAAAAATATCTCCAACATTTAATAAGATGAAGGGGTATTCAATTTCTGGATTTAGGGCTGGTTCATATGGAGCAGAATTTTTGGTATTTAATACAACAGACGCACCATTATCATTAGATGAAACTAGTGGAAACTATTTAAGAGTACAGGGTATTACATTTACACAACAATCTGATAATAATCTTACCGTTGATGAATATTTTAATAAAAATAGTCTTACTTCAAACCCTCAATTTATTGCAGATCAACTTATATCAAATCCATATAAATTTAAACAAGATTATCAAGATATTAAACTTAGTAGAATGACATACGGCAAAAAAGATTTTGCAATAGATACAACATATATACAATCACAAGACGAGGCTACAAACCTTATGAAATGGTTAATTGAAAAAGTTACAAAACCAAGGACATCTCTAGGGGTTCAAATATTCTCAATACCAACAATTCAACTTGGCGATATAGTTAGTGTAGACTATAAAGAAAATAACATAAGCATGGCGACAAATCCAGAAAATAGATTTGTCGTATATAATATTGAATTTTCAAGAAGTTCAGATGGTCCTTCAATGACTTTATTTTTAAGTGAGGTAGTTTGATGTCTAGTCCAATACAATCAGTAGATCCAAAATATATTGATGCTGTTGCAGCAATTCCAAAACCTTCCGAAAAGAAAGAAGACGATTCTATAAAGATTGCAACACCAGACTTAATATTGTCAAATGACGAAACAATGTCAATAGAAATAATGACAGACCTAATATTTGAAGATATAGGCGGGTATGAACTTGCAACTATATCTAGGCACGACCTGGTAAATGGCCAAAAGGTTATTTATGCACCAATTAAAAACTTAACGGATCTTTACTTGCAGTATAATCCAAACAATGTTCTAAGGCTTCAGGCTTCTGATTCATATTTTAAGTCTTTATCTTTATCTATTTTAGACCGACTTCCAATATGTGGGACTGGCTATGATTTACAGGGCACTGACCCAGACTTAACAAAAAGAACCAAGATTCCGAACTGTAAGTCTATATACATAGATCCAATAACTGGAGATCTTATAATTAATCTTATCAATATGAAAGAGGGAGAACAGGTAGAGGTAGAAATATTAACTGCTGGAAATATTTTTGATGATACAATATACTATGGGAGTAGCCAATGATAACTAATATAGGAAAAAATCTTTTAGCAAAATACCTTGTTGGGCAGACGCCATCGTATGCGTCCCACATTGCAGTAGGCTGTGGATCCAAGCCAGTTGTTTCTGATTACACATTTACATCTCAAGAATTAACAGATTTAAAAAATAAAGAATCTTTAGATTTTGAAATGTTTCGTTCTCCAATTATTTCAAGGGGCTTTGTAAATGAAAATGGACTATCAAAAGTTGTATTGACTGCAGAACTACCGACAGAAGAAAGATATGAGATTACTGAGGTAGGAATATTTTCTGCAGGATCAAACCCAGTTGCTGGATCATTTGATAGCAGAGTTGTTTATTCATTTGCAGATACAGATAATTGGAAATACAATCCAGCAGGATTATCTCCAGTAGATATACCAATAAAATATACTCCATTAGATGGTGAAACTCAAAATGGAACAATCAACCAAACAGAAAAGGTATTTTTAACAAATGCTGATAATAGAATTTTCACACAAAGTGACAGAGTTGCAAGAAACGAAAGATGTAGATTTTTAAATAATATAATTGCAATGGTAGGAAATACATCTACAATAACTATAGATTCTGATGGAGTTATGCAGGCAACCAGTAATTCAAATTATATAAGGCTAGATGAAACTTCGGTTAATTTTACAAAAAATAGTCCAATGGATGAATTAAGGCTTGCATTTTCAATTGTTAGCAAGGTTGCAAATTCTATTACTGTTCCAGATAATGTTAAAATTTTATTAGAGTTTTCACACACTGGGCCAAATTCAAGTCAGGAATATGCAAAATTTCAAGTTAATATTGACGATGTATCATATACAGCAGGAACTGCAGAAAAAGAAAACAATTTTGCAAATAACAGATACATAGTATCAACTAAAACTTTTCAAGATTTAAAAAAGAGTGCCAACTTTAACTGGGCCGATGTTTCAACTGCAAAAATATATACATCCGTTATTAAAAATAATTTGCCATCTGATTCATTCTATGTTTGTTTAGATGCTTTAAGAGTTGAAAATACAACGTCTACAAACTCTTTATATGGACTAACTGGATATTCTGTAATTAAAAATGTACAGGCTAGGCCAATTATTAAATCAGCAAATACAACAAACTATATAGAGTTTAGATTTGTTTTGGATGTTTAACTATGAGCAAAACTCCAGATAAGGGAATAAAAAATGTTGTTATTAAAAGAGACGCTCTTGGTAAGGTAACTAGCAAAAACTCTGTAGTTTTAAGATTTAGGATAGTATCAGAAGATAAAAATAGAAAATCTGCATATTCTCAAATATTTGTTGCTGAGTCTGGAGAGGTTTTTCTTGGTGTTGGAGATATAAATCTTCTTGGAAATACTATTATGGTCAACTGGTCTGCTGGAGAAATATCAACACAAATAGTGTATGACGTATTTGTTGGATTTGACTCTGCTACTCCAACATTTAAAATTTCCACTGGATCATCTAATTATTCATTTTTAAAAACTGGAACAACATCTGTTCGTGTAGTAGTTCAGGCATCATCCATTAATCCAGTGTTGAATAATGATTTAAAGATATATGATTCTGGAATAGTGAATCTGGTATAATTATATTATGGCAATTCTACCTTTACCCGAAAGAGGGCAGCCGTTAGACGTAACATATCTTTATCAGATAGTTAAGGCTCTTAATGAACTTTCTACCCAGGCATCAACATCAATATATAAGTATGTTACAGTAGACACGCCAAATGCTGGTAAGCAGAGTGTCAAAACATCAGAAGCAAGAATTATCGGTGGATATGTTCAAGTAACATCTGGATCAACTCAAACTGCAGGATCCTCACAATCATTTTCATATAGTCTACCTAGCGAATTTAAGTTTCCTCCAGTTGTTACAGCAACACCAATCAATATTGGAAATACTGATGCTGGAAAAGATGTTACAGTTACTTTATTAAGTATTTCAACTTCAAAAATTGAAGGCACTGTAAAGTTTAATGTTGGTGGAGATACTACTGTAGGTGTTAATCTATTGATAGTAGGAATACCCAACTAATGATTTTTTGTAAAAAATGTAAGGGAAGAATGTTTGTTGATAGGCAGTATTCACAAATAAATAATCTTGAAATATATTGTATGTCTTGTGGATCAAGAACATTTTTTCATCCACCAAGCAATTCACAGGAGGGTTTGTGGCTGTTAAAAAGGGAACAATTGAGAGCGAAGGCTACAATGTCCTCCCTGTAATTTCGGGGAATAAAAAAGTCTGGTTCTTAAATGGTGATCTTGTTAGAATTCATCATTTAAATAAATCTAATGGAATAATGTCTGTTTATAATATTAATAAAGATAGAATTGAAAGTTGTTTAATTAGTGATTTTAAAAAGAATAGAGAACGAGCATACACAGTTGGCGAGACTGCTAATTTAGTTAATCGTCATAAAAAGTATATGCCATCGCTTATGCGTAGAGGTATTATTCCATTTCCAAAAGGTTCTCAGAAGGGTGGAGAGCGAGGTTTCAGGGTTAGATCATATTATTCAGAATCGCAAGTAAAAGAGATTCGTGATATACTGGCTACATACCATATTGGCAGACCAAGAAAAGATGGATTAATAACAAATGATATTACGCCCAGCAAGCAAGAGTTGACAAGAAGAATGGGCGATGGTATACTTACATATACGAAAACAGAAGATGGGCGATTTATTCCTGTGTGGAGTGAATCTATTTAGCGAAGGGTATAAGAATGGAAAATGAAGCAACAAAGGTATCTGTAACACTTGGATACACATTAAATCTAGGCAACTTTCAATCACTAAGACTAGATCTTGGTGTAACCGATTCAAAGCGAGATGGCGAAAACACAGATCAAGCATTTGAGCGTGTTTATAAGTTTGTTGAAGATAAACTTACAGCAAAGATTTTAGAAGCACAGACTGAAGCCGAAGCGAAATAATGGCAGAACGCAAAGACCGTATGGCTTTGCTTAGTCGTTATAGTAAACTGCATACTCAGCGATATGAGCAGAAGCCATCTCTCAATCTTAACGTAGAGCAATGGGCTGCAGATGCATTGGTTGAGTCTTACGGCATTTCAGTATGCTATGAATTATTAGATTTTTATTTTCAAGTTTCCAGCAGTCCATCGTGGAACACATTTGCTTACAAGGCTCAGGCTTTACTTGATAGCAAAAATGAAATAAAAAGAGATATGGACGAAAGAGCAAGTCGTAGACAAAAGGCTAGGGAGTGGCTAAGTGAATAATACAGAGTCAAAATTAATAACTGCTGTATTACAAGATAAACAAATCCATGTTCTCTTGCAGGCAAATGTTGAAAATCTTTTAAGAACCCACGGAGATATTTGGAATTTCATAAGGTTGTATTTTGAGAACAACTCTTCCTTGCCACCAAGCGATTTAGTTAGAGAAAAGTTTAGAGACTTTGATCCAGTTCCAGGCGTTGGAGCAACAAAGCATCACCTTGAAGAATTACAAGGTGAATATTTAAGGGATAGTCTAAAAGATATTCTTAGGTCTGCTGCCACTGATGTTCAACAGGGTGAAGGTAACAAGGCATTAGAAAACTTGATTACTAAAACATCAGAATTAAAAAAGAATACTGCTGCTATTAGAGATATTGATGTAACAGACCTAGAGTCTGCCATTGCATATTTTGAAAATGTAAAGAAGCAACAAGAACTTGGTCATATTGGAATCAAGACTGGTCTTCCAGGGTTTGACAACTACTTACCTTCTGGAATCATGCCAGGGCAGTTGGGAGTGTTCCTTGCATATCCAGGTATTGGAAAGTCGTGGTTGGCTCTCTATTTCGCTGTACAGGCCTGGAAACAGGGTCGTAGCCCACTAGTCATAAGTCTTGAAATGAGCGAGACAGAAGTTCGCAATCGTGTGTTTACTATTATGGGTGAGGGCCGCTGGTCCCATAGAAAACTTAGCAATGGAGAAATTGAACTGGAGATGCTAAAAGATTGGCATGGCAAAAATCTACAAGGCAAGCCAGAGTTTCATATTATTTCAAACGATCAGGGTGGAGAGATTAACCCATCTGTCCTTCGTGGAAAGATAGACCAGTATAAGCCAGACTTTGTAATTGTTGACTATCTACAGTTAATGTCTCCAAACCAAAAGTCTGAAAATGAGACGGTACGAATGAAAAACTTATCTCGTGAACTTAAACTTATGGCTATTGGTGAAGAGGTTCCTATTATTGCTATTTCATCTGCTACCCCCGATGATGTGAGTGATTTATCAACTGTCCCAACACTTGGTCAAACAGCATGGTCAAGGCAGATTGCATACGATGCTGACTGGGTTCTGGCCCTGGGTCGTGGTACTAATAGTGATATTATTGAGTGTGCCTTTAGAAAGAACCGAAATGGATTTATGGGCGATTTTCTAGTACAGTGTGATTTTGATAAGGGGTATTATAGGTATAAAGACTTTGAAGATAAGTAGGTATAATATGGTATGTCAAAAAATAGGGAGAATATTCCACCAGATTTCTACCATCATAAGCCTTTAAGGAAGTTTTTTATTGATGGTGTTATTCAGGATGAGGCTCTTTTAGGAAGATTAAAAATTGAATATATAAGATTGCTAGTCTCAGAAATGAGACTGTGTGGGTATGTACCAAGGTTTGATATTGACCCAGACTTCACAATAAGGTATAATGAGATAAAAGGGTTTTTTGAATTTGAATTATCTATACACGGAGTTTACGCAGGGAAAAGGAAGAGCGAATGGATAGCAGGGGTAGACGGAACCAATCCAATTCCTATACAGCAGAACAGGTCAAGCGAGTCCTTGCAGGGTCGGGCGTAAGCGTAGAGTCTGAACTAGATGCTGACTTTATAATATTTTGTCCGTTTCATAATAATCACAGAACGCCAGCAGGAGAAGTTCAAAAAAATAGTGGAATGTTCTTTTGTTTTTCTTGTCAAAAATCTGCAGATCTTACAGAATTAGTAATGCACACTTCTGGCAGAACATATTTTGAGGCAGCAAGATTTATAAAAAGTAAAGAGAAGGTTAGCAATCTTGCAATAGAAATTGATCGTGCATTGGTTGATGAAGAAAAATATAAGCCGTTTGATGAGTTGATAATTAAACGTTTACATAATAATCTTGTTTCTTCAGATAGGCCTAAAAACTATTTTACATATCGTAAAATAACACAGAACTCTTGGATTAAATTCTCTTTAGGATATTCAGAAAAACAAGACATGGTAATTGTTCCAATTCATAGTCCAGATGGAGTCTTATTGGGATTTGTTGGAAGATCTGTTGAAGGAAAAGATTTTAAGAATACGCCAGGACTACCAAAAAGCAAAACCCTTTTTAATTTGCATCGTGTAAAGAAGTCTGATAAAGTATATATAGTTGAGTCTTCTTTTGACGCTATAAGACTAGACCAACTAGGAATTCCTGCAGTCGCAACCTTGGGAGCGAATGTATCGAATAAACAAATAGAATTGCTTCAAAAATATTTTAATAACATTATTGTTATTGCAGATAATGATGAAGCAGGAGGAAACATGAAAGACAGAATAGTTGAAAGACTTGGTTCTCGTGTTTCTGTTATTAAAATAAATAAACAATATAAAGACATAGGTGATATGCCAGACGAAGAGATTCAAAGTTTAGGATTTTCGTTTGACAAAAGCATAGAGTCTATGCTAAACTAATACAAACACAAAGGAGAAAATATGAGCATTGTAAAGGGAATCAAAAACATTAATGCCCTGCTCGACAGACCAAAGTACGAAAATGATGGACCAAAGGTAAAGTGGCTAAAACTTGCAGATGGACAGTCTGTAAAAATTCGCTTTATTGAAGAATTAGATGAAGATTCTGCAAACTATAGTGATAAGCGTGGACTAGCACTTGTTGTTAAGGAACATGTTAATCCAAAAGACTACAAGCGCAAGGCTGTAGACACTATGGAATCAGAAGGCCGTGACTGGGCAGAAGAAATGCATCGCAAAGATCCAAAGGCTGGATGGCGTGGCCGTCTTCGCTTTTATTGTAACGTCCTAGTAGACGATGGTATTGAAGCACCATATGTTGCTATCTGGTCAATGGGTATCAGCAAGCAATCATCATTTAACACAATTCGTGAGTATGCTCTTGAAACAGGAAGCATCTCAAATGTAGTATGGAAGTTAAAGCGTAATGGCCAGGGAACTGAAACTAATTACACACTAATTCCATCAGCACCAGATAAGGAGCCATTCGATTGGAAAGATGTTGAACCTTATCCATTGGAGTCAGCATTAAAGAAAATTCCATATGCGGAACAAGAAGCGTTCTACCTGGGCTTTGACAGCCCATCCGTAACATCGTCTACCAACACTGATTGGTAAGATGAACTACGTAGGCTTACATGTCCATACCCATTTTAGTCTTTTTGATGGGATTGCTACTCCAGAAGAATTAGTAAACCGAGCAGTTGAACTTGGTATGCCAGCATTGGCTATCACGGATCACGGAACATTATCTGGGCATAGAGAACTGTATCGAGTTGCAAAAGCAAAGGGCATTAAGCCAATTCTTGGTCTAGAAGGATACATGTGTGCAGACATATCTGATAAAAGAGATAAGTCTGAAAGGCAGGGTCAGCAAGATCTTGTTTATAACCATATTATCCTTCTAGCCAAGAATAAAATAGGTCTAGAAAACTTAAACAAAATTAGCGAATTAGCATGGACAGATGGCTTTTTTAAAAAGCCAAGATTTGATTTTAAGGTATTAGAAAAATATAAAGAAGGCATTATAGTTTCATCTGCATGTCCAAGTAGCGTTTTAGTAAAAGCATTAGAAGAAGAAGAGTTTGCCCTCGCTAAGAAGTACATAACATGGTTTAAGGATCAGTTTGGCAGTGATTATTATATTGAAGTAATGCCACACAATGAAGCACATATAAACAAATATCTACTTGATTTGGCCGATGAGTTTAATATTAAGGCTATCGTGACTCCAGACTGTCATCATTCACACCCAGGACAAAAAGAAATTCAAGAGTTTAAACTTATCATGAATACTCACGCAAAGGTTTCAAAGGATGTTTCTTATGCGAAGTCAGCAAAGTGTTCAGACATGATGGATAGGCTGGATTTATTATATGGTAAAGACAGAGAGATAACATTTAACAAGTTTGATATACATTTGTTGTCTTATGAAGAAATGAAAACAGCCATGAAATCTCAGGGTATAGATAGAGAAGATATATACTCAAATACAATAGAATTGGCAGACACAGTAGAAGATTACGGCATACAAGAAGGTTTGAATCTTTTGCCAGTGCAATATAAAAGTCCTGATAAAGAACTTGCAAGAGTAGCACTTGAAGGTTTGCAGCAAAGAGGTTTGGCAGATAATAAGATCTATATTGATAGACTTAATGAAGAACTTGATATTATTAAAGACAAAAAATTTGCTCCATACTTTTTGGTTGTTAGCAATATGATTAACTGGGCAAAGAAAGAAGACATTCTAGTTGGTCCAGGTAGAGGTTCTTCTGCTGGATCCTTGGTTTGCTATGCACTAAAAATTACTGACATTGATCCAATAGAACATAATCTTTTGTTCTTCCGTTTTATTAATCCTGAGCGTAACGATTTTCCAGATATTGATACAGATATTCAAGATACTCGTCGTGAAGAAGTAAAAGATTATCTTGTAAGACAATACAGGCATGTTGCTTCTATTGCTACATTTTTACAGTTTACTGGAAAAGGAATAGTAAGAGATGTTGCTAGAGTTTTAAATATACCGTTGTCAGATGTAAACAAAGTATTAAAAACTGTTGATTCTTGGGATGATTACTGTACATCAAAATCAACATTAGAGTTCCGTGAAAAGTATCCAGAAGTGGAGATATATGGAGAGCAACTTCGAGGTCGTATTAGGGGCACTGGCATTCATGCTGCTGGTGTGGTTACTAGTAAGGATCCAATCTTTAGGTATGCGCCATTGGAGACTCGCTCTTCTACTGGATCTGATGATCGCATTCCAGTGGTTGGTGTTGACATGGAAGAGGCAGAAAAAATTGGCCTTATTAAAATTGATGCATTAGGTCTTAAAACATTGTCTGTTTTAAAAGATACGATTGATATTATTAAAGATAGACATGGCAAAAAAATAGACCTTCTTAAAATAAAAATGGATGATGCTAATGTTTATCAAATGCTATCTGATGGCTATACAAAGGGCGTGTTCCAGTGTGAAGCAGCCCCATATACAAATCTTTTAGTTAAGATGGGTGTAAAAAATCTATCAGAACTTGCTGCATCTAATGCTCTTGTGCGTCCAGGCGCTATGAATACAATTGGAAAAGATTATGTTGATCGCAAACATGGAAGACAAAATATATCCTATATTCATCAAATATTAAAAGAGTTTACGGAAGATACATATGGTTGTATTCTTTACCAGGAACAAGTCATGCAAGCATGCGTACACCTTGGTGGTATGTCAATGTCAGAAGCAGACAAGGTTCGTAAAATCATCGGCAAGAAAAAAGACGCTAAAGAATTTGATCAGTTTAAAGAAAAGTTCGTAGAAGGTGCATCCCAATATATTACTCCACACGCTGCCTTGGACTTATGGCATGACTTTGAGGCTCATGCAGGATATTCATTTAATAAGTCTCACGCAGTAGCATATTCAACATTATCATATTGGACTGCATGGTTAAAGTACTATTACCCACTTGAATTTATGTACTCAGTGCTTAAAAATGAAGGGGATAAAGATGCGAGAACTGAATATCTTATTGAAGCGAAAAGAATGGGTATTAGCGTTAAACTACCTCACATTAATGATTCGGATATTGATTTTAAAATTGAGGGTAAGGGTATTCGGTTCGGACTCACGGCAATCAAATTTATCTCTGATAAGATTGCAGAACGATATATACAGGCACGACCTTTTAACTCTTATGCAGAACTTGAAGCGTTCACATTTACTAAGGGAAATGGTGTAAACAGTAGAGCACTACAGGCACTAAGGGCTATTGGCGCAGCAACATTTCCAGATAATCCTAGAAATGATCAAGAGATTAAAGAAAATTTGTATGAATACCTAAACCTTCCAGAGTTCAATATCACAATTCCTTCTCACTATTATGCCTTTATTCAAGACATTATAGATTTTGAAGAAAAGGGTTCATACATTTTTATGGGTATGGTAAAATCTATTAAAAGGGGAACAGGATGGTCACGAGTTGAAATTTTGGATAAGACTGGGTCTGTCGGTATATTTGATGATGAAAATACGACTATTGAGACTGGTCGTTCTTACTTGGTTCTTTGTAATGACAACAGGATTGTTTCTTTCATTCCTTCTGAGGAAATAAAAGAATCATCTCATGCTCTTGTTAAGTTTTTAGGATATAAGCAGTTGCCATTTAAAGATGAGGAAATGTTTGTTGTCTCATTTAAACCTAGAATTACAAAGGCTGGAAAGAAGATGGCATCTCTTACGTTGGCAGACACCAAGAGAGATCTTCATTCTGTTACAGTATTTCCAACATCATTTGCAAAAGCATATATGCATATTGAAGAAGGAAAGTATTATAAATTTGATTTTGGAAAAACAAAAGACGGAACCGTAACATTGGAGGATGTACATGTCAGTTAGTATAGAGGAAGCATTAGCACAGTTAGACCCTAAATTAAGAAAAAGATTAGGTAGTGGGGTAGGTGTCAACTATGAATATCAGCCAACACCAAGTTATGGTCTAAATAGAGCATTGGGTGGTGGTTTGCCTTACGGTAGACAGGTTCTTATCTGGGGATCAAAGTCATCTGCAAAGTCCTCTATGTGCCTTCAAATGATTGCTTTAGCACAGGCAGAGGGTAAGTTGTGTGCATGGATCGATTCTGAAATGTCTTATTCAGAAGACTGGGCTCGTAAAATGGGGGTAGATCCAGAGAAACTAATCTACTCACAGGCTAGAACTATTAGTGATATGGTCGATGTTGGCGTGGCACTTATGAATGCTGGTGTTGATTTAATTGTGGTAGACTCTATTACATCAATGCTTCCTGCAATTTATTTTGAAAAGGACACTGATGAAATGAAGGCTTTGGAAAACACAAAGCAGATTGGAGCAGAGTCTCGTGACTTTAGTAACGCATGGAAAATGCTTAACTATGCAAACAATAAAGTTAAGCCAACTTTGCTTGTTCTTATTTCTCAGTCTCGTAACAATATCAATGCTATGTATACT